CGGACCTAAACTTATTTACCCAGACTGCACAATCCAATCAGCCGGAATAGCAGTCGACTTCACCCGCCCACCAGGACTCGAAGCATGGAACCTCAACACCAACTGGGCTGAAACACTCGCCGACGTTGACGCCATCACCGGCGCCTGTCTCGCCATCAGCCGGCAACTCTTCACCGACCTCGGAGGCTTCGACACCGGCTACTGGAACGGCTACGAAGACGTCGACCTCTGCCTGGCATCCATCGCAAAAGGCTTCCGTAACGTCTACGATCCACAAGCAACTGTCACGCACCTGGAGTCTCAATCCGGCGCTGAACGCTGGTCAGCAGTCAACGACAACATCATCCGACTCCGAACCAAATGGAGCCAATAATGGCAATCACCAACGGCTACACCACCCTCAACGACTTCAAGGCCTACCTGTTCCCCTCAGCGAACTACGGCACAGCAGAAGACGCCCAAATGGAAGGCGCCATCGAAGCAGCGTCACGGATTATCGACAACTTCACCAACCGACGCTTCTTCCTCGACGCCTCAGTCTCAGCGCGCGTCTACTACTCCGACACCCCCATCCGATGCACAGTCGACGACTTCTCAACAACCACCGGCCTCATCATCAAAGTCGACACAGGCGACAACGGAACCTTCGACCAAACATGGGCAGACACCGAATACATCCTCGAGCCACTCAACTCAACAGTAGGCGGAGTCACCAGCCAGCCCTACAACGTCATCATCGCCACCATCCCCAAACTCTTTCCGGTAACCGGTCGACGCCCCCGAATCCAAGTCACCGCCAAATGGGGTTGGGCAGCCGTTCCACACTCGATCGAGCAAGCCTGCCTGATCCAAGCATCCCGCCTCTACCGACGCGCGCAAACCCCAGAAGGCTTCGCTGCTGGTGAAGGCTTCGGAGCGATCCGAGTCTCAACCCTCATCGACCCAGACGTCAAAATGCTTATCTCCCCATTCCGCCTTCGAGGCCAAGGTTTGGTCATCGGATGAACCTGGCATCAGTACGCGCAGGCATCAGCGACACCCTCCAAAACGTCAACAACCTCCGAATCTACGAATGGATCCCATCAACGATTCAACCGCCAGCAGCCGTTGTTTCTCTTGGAACGGGTCAATACGACGCCGACTTCAATGAGGGAATGGTCGTCAACTATGGCGTCCTCGTCATGCTCACCAGGGCAGACGATCAACTCGGACAGCAACGCCTCGACGAGTTTCTCGGACAAGGCACCGACTCCGTCTACTACGTCATCGACGCCAACCCCACTTTGAATGGATCTTGTGACTCGGCACGCGTCACCTCATGGAACAACCCCGGCACATTCAGCATTGGCGGAATCGAATATTTGGGTGTCGAAGTGAACATTGAGGTTCTCGGCTAAGTGAGAATCCTGACAGTAGAACCCGGCCCAGCATTCTCCGTCGCAGACGTCCACAACGGATGGCTCAAAGCCTTCCGACGAACCGGCAACCAAACCCAAAACTTCAACCTCGCCGACCGAATCAACTTCAGCGAAAACGCCATCAGAGGCAAAGTCCCTGAAGCAGAGAAAGCCCACATGGCCGCCCGGATGGTTGGTGAACAGCTCCGAGCCACCTGCTTCGACTTCTGGCCCGACCTAGTCGTCATCACCTCCGCCTTCCTGGTACCACCCGAAACCTTCGACATCATCCGCTCACGAGGAATCCGAATCGCAGTCATCCTCACCGAATCCCCCTACGAAGACCCATCACAACAACCAATCGCAGCTCGAGCCGACATCGCCTTCATCAACGACCCAAGCAACCTCGACACCTTCCGCCAAACTCAACCCAACACCTTCTACAGTCCCCAGGCATACGACCCCGAAATCCACTACCGACGAGAACCACAAACAGATCTTCGTTCCGACTTCGCCTGGGTAGGAACCGCCTTCCCATCCCGAATCGCCTTCTTCGAACAAGTCGACTGGACCAACATCGACGTCGCTTTCGCCGGCAACTGGCAAGACCTCGACGAACACTCCCCACTCCAACAATTCCTCATCCACCAACCCGAAGGCTGCTTCCCCAATGAAGACGCCGCCGACCTTTACTCATCTACCAACGCCTCCGCCAACCTTTACCGAAAAGAAGGCGCTGATGGTTTCGACAAAGGATGGGCAATGGGGCCTCGAGAAATAGAACTCGCAGCCACCGGAACCTTCTTCCTCCGAGAATCACGCCCAGAATCCGATCATGTTCTTTCGATGCTTCCATCATTCACAACCCCCGAAGAGTTCGGTGAGAAACTAAGATGGTGGCTCGCACATCCCGACAAACGCCAAGACGCCGCTCTCAAAGCGCGAACCGCGATAGCAGACCGAACCTTCGACAATAATGTCCGACACATGCTGGATTGTGTCTCAGCTCTTCCGACAACCCCGACGAGTCGTTAGAAAACCCCAAACCCCAACTCCACAAGGAGAAACCAATGGCACGTCGCCACGGCCGTAACGGCCGCCTTTACCTCGGAATCGCTACAAGTGCAGCGGCTCCCTCATCTGTAGCATTCCTGAAGCAGTGGTCCGGAGAGTTCGGCAGCGACACAGTTGAAGTCACCTCATTTGGTGACGCAAACAAAATCTATGTCTCCGGCCTTCCTGACGCTCAGGGCAGCTTCTCCGGCTACTTCGACGATGCGACTGCCCAGTCGTACACCGCCGCAGTCGACGGTGACGCCCGCAAGTTCTACCTGTACCCAGACATCACCAACGCCCCGAACGTCTACTGGTACGGAACTGGCTTCTTCGACTTCTCCGTCGACGCCCCTGTCGATGGTGCCATCACCATTTCCGGCAGCTGGCGCGCAGGCAGCACAGTCGCAAAGAACGGCTAATGGCCGTTGGGTCTGGGGTTTATGTCAGCAACTTGGCCGAGGTCCGGAAGTATCTTCGAAAGATACATCCGGACCTCGTCCCGGTACTACGCGAAGACCTCAAAACCGCGATCATTCAAAACACTCTTCCAGCGATCATTCGAAGAGTTCCAAGAAAATCCGGCTACGCCCAATTCACCATCAAAGCCCGCTCAGGCGGGAACACGCTTTATGTCATAGCAGGCGGCCCATCATCAGTGGCTCCCTACTTTGGCTGGCTGGACTTTGGTGGCACATTGAAAAACCGTGGTCCTGGTAGAAACCAAACGATCGTCCGGCCCATCTTAAAGAAGGGCCGATACGTTTATCCTGGCATCATGGAAACACAAAACCGACTCGTCGAGGCCGCTGGCCGAGCAGTCGACAAAGCAGTCCAATCCGCCCTCAGATAAGGAACAGCCCGCCATGTTCGCAAAATACAAAATCACTCACCTCGACGGAACTGTCATCGAAGCAGCAGGCCGCAAGGTCGACGCCGTCAAGTTCGAACGACAGTTCAAAATGCCTGTCTCCAACCTGTTCGGAGAAAATGGCATCTACACCGAACATCTGTGGTTCTTCGGGTGGTGTGCTGAAAAGCGAGTCAACGCTGACCTTCCAGTCTTTGATGAATGGATGGAAACAGTTGAAGGCGTTGACATTCTTTCGGAAGAAGAAGAAGAAGAAACCCCTACGGACCCGAGTTCTTCACCCTCGCTGTAGCAGCGATGGCGATTGACTCGGGGATCCCAATGTCCGTACTTTTAGAGGAACCCGACCACTACCTCGACGCTATGTTCGAAGTTCAAACGAGACGCCGAGAATCCGCCGAATACGGGTCGGATGCGAAGCGTTGGGACGAGTAAGGAAAACCGATGGCCGGTGACAAACGAGAAGTAAGGGTCGCCGTTGTCGGAGACGCCGCCCAACTCCAACGGGAACTTCAAAAGGCAGAAGGCAAACTCGCCAGCTTCGGAACTAACGCCAAAAAATCGGGTGACATTCTCCGAACCGCCCTCTTCGGAGGCGTTGTCCTCATTGGCGCCCAAAAACTCGTCAAAGCAGCTGGTGATCTGGAGCAGTCGATTGGTGGAACAGCAGCCGTCTTTGAAGACGCTTCCGGTTCGATTGACACGTTTGCAAAAGGCGCCGCCGACCTAGTCGGTTTGTCGGAGAACGCCGCCAGAACAATCACCAGCCGCCTCGGCGCATCCCTCAAAGGCTTCGGACTTGACACCGAAGAAGCAGCAAAACAGTCGATCTTCCTGACAAAAACAGGCGCCGATCTTGCTGCCACTCTTGGCGGAACTACCGACGAAGCTGTGACCGCCCTCGGCGCAGCTCTTAGAGGCGAGTTCGACCCACTCGAGCGTTTCGGTATTGCACTGAAAGCCTCAGAGATCGCCAGCAAAGCAGTCTCAATGGGCTTGGCGGAATCAACATCGTCTGTCAGTGCCTACGCCAAAGGTCAAGCCACTTTGGCTCTTATCACCGAACGATCCGCATTCGCTCAAAACCAATACGCCGAAGAAGCCGAAACCGCACAAGGCCAAGCCAGTCGCGCAGCGGCATCCTTGCAAGACACTTCAGCGGCACTCGGCAAATCGCTTCTCCCGATCTACACACAAATCCAAAAAATAGTCACCCTGGTTGCGGAAGCGTTCTCGGCTTTGCCAGGTCCAGTTCAAACCGGAGTCATCGCCCTCACAGGCGTCGCCATAGTCGGACCCAAAGTCTACGCCGGCATCACGGCAGCAGTTGGCGCCATTCGAGCACTACCGGTCGCTTTAGAAAAAGCAGCTTTGAAAGCTGTAGGAACTCAACAAGCACTGAACGGAATGCAACTCACCACAGGAGTCGCAGGACAAACAGCAGTCGCCGCCGCTGGCGGAATGTCTCTTCTAGGTCCGGCAGTGTTGGCCGTCGGCGCTGCTGCCCTCATCGGTGGCATTGCTTACAAGACCTACAAAGACGAACAGGCGGCAGTCAAAAAAGATATTGACGCCCTCATCCCCACTTTCAATGAACTCACCGGAGCAATCACGGCAAACACTCAAACAACTTTGGGCGCTCAAATAGTATCAAAAAAGCAACTAGACAATCTAAACAAAGCTGGCATCACAGTCGCCCAGTTCACCGACGTCCTTGACGACAACCGGGACGCTTTGGTGAAACAGGGATTTGTCGAAGCAACTTTAAAACTCCAGCAAGAAAATGGGACAGGAGCGGTCAAAGACAGAATCAAAACAATCCGAGAAGCGGGTGGCGCTCAAAACGAACTCATCGCCCGCCTCCTCGAGACTGAATCCGCCGACGCCGACCTCATCAGCACCCTCTACAACGGCATCGACGCCTACAATCAAAACCAGGGGAAAGTCGAAGAACTCAACAAACAAAAAGGTATCTCTACCGGCAAAACCGCAGATCAAATCAAAGCTGAAAACGATCTCGCAGCCGCCAACAAAGAGTCAGCCGAAAAAATCAAAGACCTGATCGAGCAAACTAAAGAACTTTATGAAATCCGAGTCAGCAATGAGGAAGCGGAAATCGCTACTCGTAAGGCCTTGGTGGATTACAACGAGAGTCTCAGAGATGGTGGTTTGTCAGTAGATGAGCGCCGGACCAAAGAAATCGAACTTGAAAAAACTTTGATAAAACAGTCTGAGGCGTTCCGTGATCTTGTCGGCATTAAGAAACTTGACAAAGAAGAAACCTATTCAGCAGGCGAAGCGGCTTTAGTTCAGTCAATAAAACTTGGCCAACTTGCAGACACATTGGCCCCAGATAGCCCAGTCCGCAAAAACCTCAAGGGACTCGCCTACGACCTCCTTGTCGTCGCCGCTCAAGACCCGGTCATCAAACTCAGAGTTGAGACAGAAGCAGCCATCGCCAAAATCCGAGGATTACTGAACCTTTCAGCCGATGCGACGATCGGTATTGACGAACTCAACGCCTACTCTGCCAACTTCCCAGACGCCAAAGCACTAGGCGGTCCAGTCAACGCCAACACCCCATATCTGGTCGGCGAGCAAGGACCGGAACTGTTCGTCCCATCCGGATACGGCCGAATCATGGACGCCTTCTCCACCAGCAAAGCCCTCCTCTCCAATGCTGGCGGCAGCATGGGTGGTGGTGGTTCCATGGTGACAATCAATGTCAACGTCGCACCTACCGCCGACAAAGCCGCTATCGGTCAAACCATCGTCGAAGCCATCTCAAGCTATGAACGCCGCTCCGGACCAGGCTGGCGATCGTGACAGCAACCCTCGAAGACGGAATGGTCCTGACCGTTGAAATCGGCTTCTCCACCACAGCCGGCTCCGGGACTGTCCCAATCAACTCGACACTCGCCTCCATTACATGGACCGACGTGACCTCATCAGTCCGTGATGTGTCGACTTCGCGTGGCCGTTCATCCGAGCTGGACACTTACTCAGCCGGATCTTGCCAAGTCATCCTTGACAACCGAACCCGACTCTTCGACCCCGAAAACAGCGCCGGCACTTACTACGGCAAACTCACACCTCTTCGCCCCATCCGAATCAGAGTCACCCCAGCCGGTGGAGTCATCCGCTCCATCTTCTTCGGATTCATTGACCAATGGCCCCAGGCATACTCCTACCCTCGAGACGCCACTGTCACAGTCACAGCCACCGACGCTTTCAAAGTTCTCAACCAATACAAACTCCCCTCGTATTGGTACGAGACGATCACGGCAGCTGCACCAACCGCCTGGTATCCCCTCGCCGACTTCAACGGATCCTTCTACGTCTTCGAGGTTGCCAAATGGTCGGGAACGTCGGCTCAGTGGATGTCTTCAACCGCCAACGTCAGCTCTTCTTGCACACCAGGCGAAGCGCTGCTGGCTGCTGAACCTGCCACATCCTCTTCGTTTGATGGTCAGAAGATTGTTCAAATCTTCGACCCGATTAGTTCAGGGGCTAGTTCTTGGACCGCTGAAATGTGGATCCAAACAACAGAATCCACCACCGGAAACTATGGGATCTGGAATCATCTGAACTTTATTCATGGCGGAACGTGCGGCCTAGTTGTCGCAGGCGGAAACGCCACTGTCGTCGCCCAGTTTGGTCATCGTGGAACATCGAACACAATGACCACCAAAAACGCTCAGGTAACCGTTAACGACGGCAAACCACACCACGTCGCCCTCGTCTATCAATCCGACGCTTCTTTCGGAAACACTTTCAACCTTTACGTCGACGGAAACTTGGCGACCGTTTCTAGTGGATTCACCGATGTCATCGAAAACGATTATTCCTTTATGACCCTCGGCTATCCGATCAGCAAAAGCGCCACAGCCTCCAACAACTTCACCAACTACTTCAAAGGCTCCATCCAACACCTCATTCTCTACAGCGGAGTAATGCTGACAGCCGCCGACGTTCTCGCCCACTATCAAATCGGAGCAGGCACCTACCTTCAAGGAACCCGCACCGACGAACGAATCACCCTCCTCGCCAACCTCGCCGAATGGATGACAGACGGCCTAGACCTCGGCACAGGCGACACCACAGTCCTCGGCCTCAACGCCACCGGCAAAGGACTCCTCGACGCTTTGAAAGAAGTTGAAACCGCCGAACAAGGCCGCCTCTTCATGTCCGTCGACGGAAAAATCAAGTTCGTCGACCGCAACGCTGAAGGATCCGGAAACTTTATTACTTCCCAAGCCACCTTCTCCGACAACGCCACTGGGGCAGAAATCTCTTATTCCGACATCACCCTCACCTTCGACGACCGCTACATCTTCAACGACATCACCTTCTCTCAACCCGACGGCACGTCATACAACAACTACGACGCCACCTCCCAAGGCAAATATTTCAAACAAACCTTTGTAGTGGACAACTTCATCGCCGACAGCGGATATTTCCTTGTTAACGCCGGCCTCTACAAACTCGCCCAATACAAAGACCCACAAATGCGAATTGACGAGCTGACAGTCAACACTCGACGAAGCACCGCGTATCAGTCTCCTTGTGTCACTCTTGACATCGGCGACCGAATCACAGTGAACCGGACGCCCCAGAATGTTGGTTCGGCAATCTCTAAAACGCTTATCATTGAAGGAATCAAACATCGCATCACTCGAGACGAATGGACAGTCACTTTCAATACGTCTCCAACATTGCAAAACGCACCATTCGTCTTAGACTCCGCCACACTTGGAGTTCTCGGAACAAACATCCTCGGCTATTAGGAGCATCCAATGGGGTCCGGTTTCAAAAACTTCACATCAACAGTTCTCACAGCTGCCGATCTAAACAATTTCTGTCAAAGCCAGTCCATCATGTATTTCTCGTCGACTGGCGCTCGAGACGTGGCTATCACTGCTCCCGCTGCTGGAATGACCGCATACATCGATTCCGCCGATAGTAGCGAGGGTTTGTATTCGTACACAGGGATTCGCTGGAACCGAGGCCCAAGCTGGAACGCCCCGTGGGGGGTGGTTTCGAATGTGCAAACAACGACCACCCAAGGATCAATCACAACACGCGTTGCTGTCACCAGCATGACCACAGGCTCCATCACTTATGTTGCCAATCGTCTCCTGCGCGTAACTGTTCAGACTCCGAAAATGGCTACGACTCTTGCAGATAGTCGGATCGAAGTCTTCCTCATGAACGGTGCGACGACTGTGTCTAGCTGCACCTCTATCTCTCCGACTGCTTTCAGCGGACAAACAACAGGACTCTCATTCTTCGAAACAACCACCGCCGGAGCACGCACGTATTCGCTTGAAATTGGCAGAAATGACGCCAGCACCGTCACAACCAACGCATCCGCCACCAACCCATTCCAACTCATCGTCGAAGACATCGGCCCATCAGGCGCCCCCGCATAATGGGCTACTACCTACTCGACAATCCACCGGCCTCACCACAGTTCTACCCCTCGAGGAACTCGACGCCGACGTGGGCTGTTGGTGTTCACACCTCCGAAGGGTCGACTGGACCGGGAAGCGCGCGCAACTTGGCAGCGTTTATCGCCAGACGACCAGACCCCGGCTCTTATGCGTGCATCGTCGACAGCGAAGAAACCATCGTGATGGTCCCGCCTGGCTACACCACCTTCAGTGTCGCCGCCTCCGGCTACAACTCGCGCACCTGGCACATCTGTCTCGCCGGTCGCAGTGCCGATCTCAGCCCCGACGATCCCAACACACAAGCAATGATTGCTCGAGCAGGCGAAGCCATCCGGGCGCTCTGGACTTTGCTGGGCATTCCTTTATCGAATGCCCAGTGGATCGGCACTGACGCTCTCAACCGTCCGGGGTTATTCTGCCACGGAACAGTCCAGCCTTGGGATCGCAGCGACGCTTGGTCAACACATCCGGATCAGGAATTGCTCAACCAGCTCCTCACCAACGCAATCAACCCACCCACCCAACCA